AAGGATTAGGAGAAACTGATAAGACTCTTAAAGTATTAACTCCTAAAGCATCAGTATCACAATTACAAAAAGCTTTACCTAAAGATACAGTTGATTTATTAATATCAGCTAAAGAATTAGAGTATAATTTACCTAAAGGTTCTTTAAAGAAAAAGAATGTTAAAGATAGCATTGCTACTATAGGTGCATTAGACTTAATAGAAGCAGCTCCTAAAGACATTAACATAGCTGAGGAAGCTGTAAGAGGTGGTTTTTATGACCAACTTAAAGATGCGTTAAAGTTGATAGCAAGGAAAGGTTAGACTATAATGTTAGAGAAATTCAAAAGAGCAAGAAACTCTGATGGTACATTCAAGAAGGATGTGGTGTGGACCCCTTGGAACGAAGCATGGAGTTATAAGATGAGTGAAGACTTGAAAGATATGATTGAGCGAACAGCTTGGACATTCATTGAAGCCTTTATCGGTGCTTTAACTGTTGCCCCATTAGTAGGTGTTGATGCTGAAGTGATTCAGTTAGCAGCTCTTGCTGGCGGTGGTGCTGCATTAGCAGTAGTTAAGACATACGCTAAGAAACAAATTAGTAAGTAGGACTAATGCCTGCACCATATGAAAAATATAATGACTATACCACACATGGTATGCCTGAACGTGAGTTAAAAAAGAGATTAGAACAACATAAGAAAATGGCTAAGTTCGCTAGAGGTCAAGTTATTGCTGCTGAAAAAAGATTGAAAAGGTCTGAAACTGGATTACTTCAAGGTGATGACATATTTAATCGTCATGGAATGTATCAAAGAGATTATCAAGATAGAATACAGCAATTTAATATGTGGGAAGGTGGAAGAACTAAACTTCAAAATGAAAGTAGAAGAAGGTATATACAAAAAAATCTTAACAATCCTAATTATAGGTCAACACCTAAATGGAAGAGAGGAAAATAATAATGGCTAAAAGTAGAAGCCCTAAACATAAACGTAAATCATTAAGAAAAGAAAAACATTATACAGTAGCAGATAGTGTTTCTAAAGGTTATTATGGAAAATATGCATCTAAAGACCAACAAATAAAACATTTTCTAGCTAAACAGAACTTACCTTCAGTATATGTAGACATGTATAAGAAGGTACTTAACTCTCCTACAATGAAAATGAGAAAGCAAATAAAAAAGGATGGTGTATAAAAAAAATGCCTATAACTAAAAAAGGTAAAAAGAAAGCATATAAAACTGGTCGTAAGGGTAGTAAAAGATATTAGAATAGCCCTGAGAGCCTCATATTTGCGTTTTAAGGGGTAGTAATTGCCCGTCTAGTATATCTTATACTAACGTTATATGCGAAAAAAAAAGATGTAAGCTGCTTGTTAAAGCAGCTCTTATCATCTTATAACTTATCAGGATATTTCCAAGTAGATTCAGGCACAAAATAATCATTACCTGTTGTAGGAAACTTCCAATATTTTTGTATCATATGTTTATTTACTTTTTCATCCCCTATATATATCGCATCTGATACATATGTAAAGAAAGTTTTAGTAACTTTATCTTTAACAAATGCTTTAATATAGTTCATTTCTTCAAGAAGTTTAAGTCTTGTAAGCCATTGTAAAGTTTTTACAGTAACTTCTCCACCTCTAACTTTCTTTAGTTTTCTTACCATAATGTTATAGTCTTCTATCTTTTCATTAGGTTTAAACTATAGATAAATTATGACTAAATTTTATATTGGGTCTTAATTCAGTCTTATTTATATTAAAGGAAACAAATACAGGTTTACCTTTAGGTGTTAATCCAAGAAATCTTCTACCACCAAAGTTATCTACTAACTTCATTATAGTATTTTCAATTAATTTCTTATTTTCTTTTTCCTGTATTATGTCATATATATCTCTAGATTTTACCTGTCTCTGTTCTTTAGTAGCAAAAGCAGGTCCACCTCTTAATTGGTCAATTACCATTATTCCTCTTCATTCTGACTTGACATTTTTTCATAATAAAAATTGTAATCCATTACAAATTTTAGAATTAAATTGTCTACTTTTTCTGTATTAGGTAATGTATTTGTATTACTATTTCCTAAATATCCTATTAATGTTACTGCCCAATTTCTTAAATCCATTGGTGTATTGAATATATTTCCTTTTTCTTTTTTTATTTCGTTCATATTAACCTTTCTTCCAGCAGGCTGAGCTGCTGTTCCAGTGATGCCAACCGTCATTGTATACTAACCATGAAGCTATTGCTGTTGATAACCTTGCATTAAATCTATCACCTTTAATCTTTAACTTAGGTGTTAACCATGCCCAGGTTCTATCATTAAATTGCCATAGTCCTTTATCATAAGTACCATCACGATTTTTACCTACTGCAGTAGCTTTACCCCTACTTTCACAATAGACAATTAGCATTGCTTGTTTGACATCTTCTTGTTTAAAGTACTGTTCAATAGTGGGTTGCCATTGTTGAACGTACATTACTTTTGCTTTTTCTTCTCTACATTGGATGTAATTAGTTATGCTGTCCATACTCACGGGAATGGATAATGCACAACTAATTACTAATCCAATCATTACTTAACAGCTTTTAGATGTCTTTTAGTCATCTTCTTAGCTTGTCTTTTCATTGATTTAGAATCGGATGGTGTTGATACTAAATAATATAAATAATGTCCTTTTTCTTTAGCAGGTAGAGTTACTATATCGTATCCTTCTTTTCTTAAATCATGTAATACACCACCGAATCTTGTACACATTAAATCAAATACAAACTCTCCATTACTAATTGGGTCATTATATCTTTCAGCTTCTAAGACATATCTTATTAACTGACTTTTGCTTTTTATTGTGTTAGGAATTTTCTTTCCTCTGAATGATTTAACTATCATCTTTTCTCCTTCTTATAATAACGCTGTACTTTGTACAACCTAGATTTTTACAGCCAATGACTTGACTGTTATTCTTTTTAAATTGAATTAGAATCTCTCCACATTCTTTACAATGCAGGTTTTTCTTCATTCATTCCCCATTCTTCTGGGATATTTTTATTATCTAACCACCATGACTTACGCCATTTGCCTGTATGTCCACCACATTTAGCAGGGTCATTCTCAGCACATACAAAGTCAGGACTTTTGTCAGACCTTTTATTATTTCTATTATCGTATACCATACTATTACAGTAGGGACATTTTAAGTCGTCACGATATTTCTTTTTTTCTTCCAATTTATTAACTATTTCTTCCACCATATTACCAGCTGGTTCTACACCTGGAGTTATATCTTCTACAGGTCCCATTATACTCTCTACCTTCTTTATTACATCAAGATTATCAAATTCATCTTGTGTATATACAGTTGGCATATCAATTAATCTCTCTATAAAAGAAAAATATTGTTCAAGTTGTTTATTATTCCAATCTTCTTTATTAGGTGGAAATTTACGAACTTGAGCATATTGATTAGCACTACCAATTATCTTATTAATAGTGCTTGTGTCATTTACTTTGTTACTTAACATAGTATTTATAGTGTCAGCTATAAATTGTAGATTTTGTTTAGCCATCTTCCCCTACAATACTATCCATAATGCTGTTCATACGTTCAACATCTTCTTTTGTAGGTTTATTTTCTTTCTTACGCATATCAACTTTTTCTACTTTTACATTATCAGAATATGCTGCTGCTCTACCTTTTGCAGCTGAAGCTTCTTCTTCAGTCTGTGTAGAACCACTCCATAATTCAATGCCTAATCCAAATCGCATACATGCACGCTTAAATGCATCACTTTCTGCGTCTTTTAGATTACTTCCATCGTTGAATTTATCATTAGTTAATTTGAAGGTATCTACATCTCCGAATCCATCATATGAACCCATACCTTCTATAGTTATAGTACCTTTAGCACCAACTATTCTTTTAACCCCGTCTACTCTTCCATATACTGGTTCACAGTGCCAACTGTAAGTAACACCACTATCACGTAGTCTTTCTACATAGTTAGCGTGTGGTACATAGTCCCCAAACTTACCTGCTGGTGCTTTACGCACTAAATCAGATGGAAATGGGGATAGCAATTTATTGGTATCTATTTTCC